TGAAAATGAGAAAAAATCGCGCAAAAAAAATGAGATAATATGAAAATATATATATAAAATTAGAGAAATGTAAAAATAAAAGAAACGAAGAAAGAATTCTTTTAGTGAAACATAAAAAGAAAATAAAAATAAAAAACAATATGATAAATTTAAACAGGATAGAATATAATAAGTAAAAAAAAGTAATAAAAAGTTCAAATATGGATTGGATAAAGGAATAGTTAGAATAAAATACTCAATTGACAATAATTTTAGTGAAGAACATAAAAAATTTAGGTATTTTTTTGTGTTTTTTAGTGTTTTTATGTATGTTTTTGTATTTTTCAATGATTTTATGTATGTTTTTAGTGTTTTTTGGTAATTTTCTGTATGTTTTTTGTCTTTTTAATGAATATATGAGTCAAAATATGGGGAATTAAACACTGCGAATGAGTTGAATGATTTTTTCCTTGGGATTGTCTGTATCAAAGGCAGAATCAAGATCATCTTGTGAAATATTGAGACTTTTTGCCATTTTACGAAGTTCGCCAACAGAAAGACTAAGAAGATCCTCTGATGAAGTGGACTGAGGAGTAGATTCGCCGAGCTCAGCAACCCTTTTCTTATGCTGACGCTCCTCAACGCGTCCGATGAACACGATAGACTCTCCATCCCACGTGCCGATGGTGTCTCCATCATCATCAAAGACAGTTTTGTCTCCATTGGGTTCCCTTTCGTACTGAACACCCTGAAAAAGAAAGGGAACATTTTCTTCTTCTTCATCGGAATCACTGTCCACATCAGACATATCCTCGGTAACCGAATCATCAAGATCAAGAGGTATAAGCCCGGTACCGACACCATTATCCTTGGGAAGTTGGGGGATAAGTTCCAGGTCATCATCGGGTTCAGTTTCTGGCTCAGCCTCAGCCTCAAGTTTGGCGATCCGATCAAGACGAGCAGCCTCGGCTTCAGTTTCAGGGTTGGGTCCAGGACATACTTGGCATAGATCAACGGGAGTATGGATCTCTACCTCGCATTCAGTGCCATCGGGCTTGATGTGCTTCTGTATGCAGACCTGATTAACAATCCCATTTTCTTCATATGTATCACCGTCAGAATGCTCCTCAGGAGTTTTATCCAGTGTAGGACACTTACGACGATTGTGACCAACAGCACCACAAAGCCCACAGTTCTTAGTCTTCTTGGGACCGTCAGAATCAACCTTAACCTTCTTCTTCTTGGAAGATTCCTTAAGAGAGTCAAGCAGGGCAGGGTCGGAATCGTGCCAAGCAATCGCCTTACCATCAGCCCACAGATCAGGTCTTTCTTCATTGAAGTTGCCAAGCTCAAGTCCCTTAGATGAATTAAGCTGACGAAGGTGGTTCTTACAGTAGCACTGGTCGTCAAGCTTGGCGTGGAAACACTGGAAATCAAAACGAAGACCATTCTTCTTCTTAGAAGCACGGGCATCGCACCTCATAGGATCATAGCCTTCCGCAGATCTCTCTGAAATATCAGATGAACCAGAAGAACGCTTAGAAACACGAGGCTTGTGAGACTTCTTGGGTTCAACAAAGTCAACAGGGCGCAAGGCATAAATGAACTCAAGCCAAGTATCCTCATCGCCAGAAGATAGACCACGGGTCTTAGACTGGTCCAAGTTCTTGAGCCACTGGTGAGCCTCGGAGACAGTAATCTTCTTTTGCGGTGCCATATCAAGCAAACTCGAAAACTGTACGCGTGTACTGTCGATACTAAAAATGAGTACTAAAAGTGCCTAAGTGCTGTATAGCAGTGGTTGTCGTGTAAAACTCCCCGTATATTATTTGTGTAAAATAAAACAAATGAACAGAATCAAATTCATAGATCTTTTCTTAAAACAAGAACACTTTAAATGATAATTAAACTCCTCTTATTCCTTTATGAATTTGATTATGATTTAAATGAATTCCTTTAAACACAACAACAAAACTTAAATTAGTAAGGGTACTTTTTATCGCTTTCATTATGACTATGACTGAACTGACCTTTTCTCTCCGTCACCCTCACTTGGAAGATGAACGGGAAGAAGTGACTCTATGGGTTCCATCGCCCGAGAATTCGGATGTTCTAAAAAGTCCGCATCAATGGATCGGAATAGGCAACTGGACTAATTTTGATCAGTATGCCTGGCCAATAGAACCCATCCCATCAAACTTGGTGGCGATGCTTTCTAAAGAAGTAGGATTCTTCACGGGAGGAAACGCAACTGGTTACATTGATGATTCCGGCGAATGGCTAGAAGATCCAACCGAAGAATATCTTCAAGAGAGGATTGAAGTGGAAGAATACTGTGAAGCATATGAAAAGTGGATGTCAGAATTTGGGGGTATGACAGAAGATATCTATCAAAAGTCTCGCTTCCTTGAGTGGGATTTTTCAAGGGGGTGTTCTTCATATTACGGAGTAAGTGAACCATCTCATATGGGACAGATACGTGAATATACTCCGGAGGCTCTTGTTCGACGGTTTGATCTCAATTGGAAATTTAATTTCGATTGGAATGAACCAATGGGTGGAGAATTGTCGACGCAGATAGTATTGTAATCCCTGGAGATTAGGTTATAAAGGAATAACAAAAATATACTAAAACATAAAAATATAGTCAGGTAGATAATTAGATTTTTTTTTGTTAAGTTTCACTTATAAACATTATATCTTTAAGATAAAAATGATTAAATGGCATAATAAACATTTTATATATGGTTAAATATTAAATGGAATATATAAGTTCATATAGTATGTATAAAATATTAGAATCTTATCTTAAAAATACAGAAACTCAGAAGAATATTATCTTAGAACCGTTGTGTTGTATTCTTAAAATAGCTCTTATACATCAAAAACCATTAGGAACAAAAATATCAGTCATAAATAACTCAATATTGTATCACGAACCGACTTTATATCAAGGTGTATTAAGAACTTATATGGGAGATAGCAGAGATGATCTTCACAATTTATGTTTCCCAATTATGATAGGTTTAAAATGGTTTCCAAAAGATAAATTCCCAGTTCTTTATGATGAATGTATTCAAGGATTGGCATATTTAAAGAATAATTATGATCAAAATTCTATAATAAATCATACACTATCTCATTATATAACGATTATAACAGACAATAATGCCGATGAATCATTACCAGAATCACCGATAATACATAATTTAAAAGAATTCTGGAATGAAGAAGAAATAAATATTGTAAATGAACTGTTTAAATATATGTTAAAATTAAAAAATGAAGATAAATTGATATATTTCAAAATTATAGAAACATTAATAACTGAAAAAGAAAAGAAAATTTGTGAATTTATACACAAGGTGAGCTCAAGTTATGATTAGATTATTATAATATATAATTTATATTATGCTACACTATTTATTAACTTATTATGAACAAAGTTGGAATAAAATGTTCCCAAGAGGATTCGAAAATTCAGAATCATTAATAGATGATAATATAACCGAATCAGAAAAAAAATATACATCAATTACTGCAAAATTTATAAAAGTATTAACAGATCCTAATTATTTTAATGATGAAAATGATGAAAATGATGAAAATGATGAAAATGAATTCATATCATTCATATCCTATTAAAATTTAACATATTATCAGTTATTAGCCAGCCCTTGAGTGGGATTCACTGATAACAGAATCTTTAAGATTTGTTACATAACGCCATTTTAATATGCGACTAGCCTCAGGGTTAGCGGTGACATATTTCGCAATATCATATGCATCTTCACCTAATATATTCTTCATTATCTGTTCAAACTTTACTGCACATATCCTACCAGGTTCTCCTTCTTCCTTTTCACCATAATTATTTACGACAAAGGCACATAACTCACCAAAATCGATCTCTTGAGAACCATAGTATCTCAGAATATCTTCTTTATAATCCATATTTAAGAATGTTTATCTTACCAATATATATATATATATTTGTAAATCAAATTTAAAGTATTCCTATACCCAATGATACATAATTTACCCAATGAAATAATTATTAATATCGCAAATAATCTAGATTACTATGATTTAAAAGAATTCCTAAAAGTAAATAAAGTTATAAATGATTTACTAAAAGAATTCTTTAATAAGAAGTTCTTTTATATCTATGTTCAGTCATTCGTGAATAAAGATATAGTTAAATTCCGCCGAAATCTTATAAAATTAAATGATAATGATTTGGAAAAAGTATTCTTTTATACATTTCAGAATATAGAGATTGTATGGTTAAATAAACAACAGGGATTTTCTAATTTAAAATATATTTATGAATGTATTCTCCTAAATTGTAGAGTGAATACAAGTATGAAAATTTTTATGAATGATAGAGCCAGACACGTCTATGAAATGTTTTATAGAGATCTTATCAGATTAGTGGATGATAATAAACCAATTGATAGATTAAAATTACAGAAAAAACTAAATGATATACCTTTTTTTAGAACACTTCATACAAATTTTATTCCGTTTAAAAAATACGATTAAGATAAAAGAATTCTTTTATCCATCATCTTATAATGAAATATATTCTACATTCATTGATAAAATATTCATCATATAATGCGATATTTACAACATCAACTGTTTATTATGATTATCATAAATTAAAATATATTGTAAATTATATATAATGGATCATTCATCACATTCATCACATTCATCACATTCATCACATTCATCGCATTCATCAGGTGTAAATCCCTGTACAGATCATCTAACAGAAAAAGATTATTTAGAACATATGATTCCTCATCACCAAGTAGCAATTGATATGAGTGAAATGTTAAATCCAAATACTATTAATCCAATTATGCTTCATTTATGTAGAGATATTATTCGAAAACAATCTTATGAAATATGGGAAATGACTATTATGAAACAAAAACTCTCGGATGGATTTTTTCATCCTAAAAAAGATAATCATACTTATCCTATTACTAAATTAGAATTTCATAACCCGATCGATTCTAAATCTAAAGATGGCCCGTGTAATCCGTTATTCTTTAAACCAAATGATCATATGCAACATATGGCTGGTATGAAAATAAATGATAAAAGTTATTTAGAACATATGATTCCCCATCATCAAGTAGCAGTAGATATGAGTAAACGCTTGTTAATGCACACAAATAATTCGTATTTAATTGATTTTTGTAGAAGATTAATACAAGACCAACAAGGTGAAATATTTTATATGAATAGTTTATTAAAGAATTCTTATAACTATCAAAGTGAATTATTGAGATAAATTATCTACATTAATGTATAATGAGTAAAAAATATAATATATACATCATATGTAAAAATGAAGAGATCTTTAATGAAAAGAAAAGTGAATTAGATAAATATAAAGAGAAAATATGTCATATACAGTGGATTCCTGCAGAATACTTAACATTAACTCAATGTAATCGGGCAATGTTAAAAAAGCTTAAAACACTGTATAATACGAAAGAGAAGAGCATAATTGCGAAATTAGGTTGTATAGCCGCACATAGAAAAGCTCTATTGGCGATATATTCGAATCAAACCAGAAATAATCTTATCTTAGAAGAAGACGCGAATTTATCGGGATCACTGCCTTCTCCTCCCAAAGAATCTTGTTATATGGGTGGATGGATTGTTCCACCACAGGTAAGTAAAGCTGGAAAATTTAAAATTGATATTACACCTAAAAAGGGTGTAAATAAGATAGATTATGAAAAATTTAAAGTAATTACAACTCACGCTTTATTTGTAGAAACACCAGAAGAAGCAATGATATTGTTAGAATCAACGATTCTTCCTGAAAAGATGAAAAATTATGATATTCATTTAGCAGATTGTGAAATGTTTGATTCATATTATTATCCACCTGTTTTCGTTCAGGGTAAACATAAATCAGATATTGAAGGAAAAGTAAATAAAAATGATGAACATACTCATAATTATGGTTTATAATTTATTCATGTGATAATTTGTTTTCTAATCGAAATTTTAAATTCCTAAGATTTATTCTTTTAAAAGATTTTCTAATATTTATGATATTGTTTTTAATGAGTTCATAATCTGGATCTTCCTCAAAATATATATCATTGG